CATATATTTGGGAAAAGTCGTTTTTGGACATTTATAAATGTCCATTTTTGAAATTCCGAAATACTTTTGGGAAAAAAAAATATTAAAAAAATGAAGGAAAAGCTGAGACCATAAAAAAAATTAAGGTCTGGTCACTGAAAAAAGTTTTTTAATTCTATGACGATAATTTTTTTTCATTAAAATAAATTACAAAATACTGATTTAAAATTATTTTCTATAATTAAATTAAATGAAACAAAATGAAACAAATGAAACAAATTTAGGAGAAAAAGGAGAAAAAGGAGAAGTTTTTTTTCAATGTATTTATTGTGATTATAAATGCTGTGTGAAATTTTCCTATGAAAGACACTTATTGACATCAAAACATCAAAAACTGGTTAAAATGAAACAAAATGAAACAAATGAAACAAAAAAGGAGAAAAAGGAGAAAAAAGAGAAAGCAGATGAATATGCACACAATAATAGTTGTGATTGTGGAATAGTTTTTAATAGTAGGACAACACTTTGGCGGCATAAAAAAACGTGTATAACTATAGAAAAATCAAATAATGAACAAAATACTGATAAAAAGGATGAATTAATAAATTATCTTATGAAAGAAAATCAAGAATTTAAAAATTTAATTTTGGAAATTGTAAAGAAGGATACTACAATAAATAATAATAATAGTAATAATACTACTTATACAAATTCACATAATAAATCATTCAACTTAAATTTCTTCTTAAACGAAACTTGTAAAGACGCTATGAATATAATGGATTTTGTCGATTCAATTAAACTACAATTATCCGATTTGGAAGCCGTAGGTAAATTAGGATTTGTAGATGGTATTTCAAATATAATAGTAAAAAATTTAAATTCATTAGAAGAAACCAAAAGACCTATTCATTGCACAGATGCAAAGAGAGAAGTAATGTATATAAAGGATGAAGATAAATGGGAAAAGGAAGAGATAAAAAATACAAAAATAAGAAAAGTTATAAAGCATATAGCCCATAAAAATTCAAAGATATTACCAGAATTTAAAAAAAAACATCCAGATTGTGGAAAAAGTGAATCAAAATTTTCTGATCAATATAATAAGCTAATTATAGAAGCAATGGGAGGTAAAGGCGATAATGATTTGGAAAAAGAAGACAAAATCATTAAAAATATAGCAAAGGAGGTAATAATAGATAAAACATATTTTTTAAATGATGAAGATATAAATAAAATATGTTAATTTTTTGATGATATTAGGTAATAATATTTACATTATAATATTTGTATGAAAAAGCTCATTAATTACTTTATCGGCAATCAACATATAATCATCTTTGCAAAGTGTAAGTGTAACACCGTGAGCCATAGCAAGGACCAATTGTGTTTTAACAAAATTATCACTTGGTCTAATTCCAAAATTGGCAATTTCAGGGTTACTGATGTAATTTTTAAATTTCGATAAAAATTTATATAACTGTAATTGAGTTCCTTGTCTTGAATTAAAAATAGTATCTTGGAGAATTTCGGTGGTAAACTGTAAGATATTTTTATAATGATTATTTGGTAGCATTTTTAATACATCTATCGGTTCTATAATACCAGAGGTGAGTAATTTTTCAGCAGTTGATTCTGCTGTAGTGTTAAACATTTCGGTTATTACATTAAATAATTCCCTTTTGAATTGTTGATCAATTTCATAAATTATTCCAAAGTCAATAACACCTATTTTGTGTTTATATTTTGGATCATTTTCGTCTTTAATAAACAAAATATTGCCGCCGTGTAAATCTCCATGTGTTGCTCCGTGTAATAATGTGGTAACAAGACCAAATTTAAGAACAGATTTAGCAAACCCTTCAAAATCCTCTTCTTTAACATTATTAATGGTTACTCCATCAATTAGTTCCATTAAAATAATATTAGGGTTATTTTCAGTAACATCTTTAAAAACATTGGGTATCTTCACATATTTTAAATGTTTACAATTCTCTTTAATTTTTATTATATTTTGGACTTCTTCACTAAAATTGACTTGATGTTTTATAATATCAATGTTTTTATTTACCACTTCAGCTAATTGGTATTTATGAATTAAAGGGACAAATGATATTATATACATAAAGAACATAAGGTTATCAATAGCATCATTTAACTTTAATTCAATATTTTTTCTTTTAATTTTAACAATTATATTAGAACCATTATCAATCATTTTTGCTTTATAAACTAATGAAATCATACCAGAATTGATTGGATTATTGAAACCATCTTCAAATAAAAGTTTCTCTTCATCCTTTAATTTATTCAAAGCATCATAATCAATGTCATCATTCGTCCAAGGCGCTTTATCAGTAAATCTCAATAATTCATTATTTATTTTATCATCAATCAAACTATTATTTAAGGCAATCGCTTGAAAAACCTTAACATATAAAATATTAATACTTGAAAGTCTTCTTGTTATTCTACTAATAAATGATATTTTGTCTCTAAAAAAAAAATATAATAAAATTTCAGAAAAAATGATAAAGGAGGCATTAAATAAAAATAATATTTGTTTTATATTATTCATTTTAATTAATTCTAACGTTTTCTATAAATTGTTTTAAACGTTTAAATATTTTATTTAAAATTATTCCTATTAATTTTTCGGCAAATTGTGGAATTGTAACATAGTCTTCAAATAGAACCGTAAACATAAAATTTATTTTGTGAGGGGTTATGATGTTGCAAACTCCAATATTTTCTTTCATAGCCATTAATTCAGCATCCTCAGGAATATTTTGCGGTCTATCTGTATATATAGATTTAGATCTAAATATTATTTGTTTATCATTAATAACTTTTGTAACATGAAGATGTGAATATTTTTGCGGCAGACCTAAATCCTCAAACAAATGTCTTATTAATATGGTTGCTATAGCTTCATTATCATTAATTTTGTTTAATTCAACATGTTCATAAATATCATTATTTAAATCATAAATTAATTTGATTAGACTAAAATCTACAATATTTGAGAGTATGATATTTTTATTTTCCATCGAGAATTCAAGTCCGTATTTATTGTTATGTAATTTTGTGAATTTCATGCCATCTTTTTCATATAAAACTTGTTGATCCATTTATTATAGATTTGAATAATAAATTGATTAATTTAACTAAAGGAATATTTTAGAAATTAGTGACTTGTTTTAATCCGGACCAAAAGGTTTCCGAGCTTTTTTTTGCCTTTTCTGACTGTTTAGCATAATGAAACGCTAAAGCAGCACTTTCGCTTTCGGTTTCTTTATTTTGATTATATAATTGTCTCATAGCATCTGTTTTGTCAATTGGTGTAATGTCGACTGTATTACGATACATCTTATATTCTTCAATATTTTTAAACTTAGGCATTTTTTTGTAGTCGTCTTCGGTAACCGGAATAACAGATTCTACATAAGCTTGACGTAAATCAGTGTAACCCATCCCTTCACTGCTAAACATAGTTCCAGACGAGAAATTTTTATTATACTCCATCAATGATGATCCGCCAAATGTAGATGCATAAGGGTCATTAACACCATTATATGTTGTTAAAGCCTGAACCTGTTTTTTTCTTTTGTCCATTTCTGCCGCCATATTGGCCTTTGAAACATTGCCGACATCAACAATGTCCTCATTGGATTTTAACCAGTCGCCGTAACCATTTTCAGTAGTGTCTTCCAATTTATGTTTTTCAAACTGGTCATTAAACCATTTATTAAAATTCGTGGGTTTTTTAAGATCATTGTTTTTTTCAAACATATTATTTAAAATATCACCTTTTGATGAATCGAAAAAATCATTTTTGTCTTCACTTTTTTTGGTAGTTTTATTTTGAAATTCGTAAATACTAAATAGACGTTTGTATGCTTTTGAAAAAAATAAAAAATATTTTGGGTCTAATCTGGATTTATCTGGATGCGTTTTTAACACAATTTTTTTAGCCTCTTTCATTACTTCATCTGTAAGTATTTTATTTTGAACTCCGAATAAGTTATAGATGTCATCAATAGAATAATTGCTCATATTTAAATCTAATTTATCATAAGATGAATTATTGTATGTAACACTTTTAAAATCATTTATGCCGTCAGGATTACTAAATGGGTTAATATCTCCAAAAGGATCAGCATTATATTCATTTGTTCCTTTCGTAATTCTTACTCCGGTATGTTTATTTTGTTCCTTTAAACGATTATAGAATAAATTAGGGTCCAAATTTGTATTATTTGTATTATTTGTATCATGTATTTTTATTCCACTTTTTGGACAACCATTAATACCACATTCACCAAGTTTTTTCATTACTAAATTAATATTGTATTATATTTAAATAATAAATAATAAATAAATTATTAATAATTTTTAATTTTTAATTTATAGAAATGTATATTAATTTATTTTATATTTGTATTATAAATGTCAGCACTCAGGTTCGACATGATATTTTCATATTGGATTTTTGTTTGGTATATATTATATATTTATAAATATACATCATATAGTCCAAAATTTGCCTTAACAATAGGATTAATATATAATATTTTTATGTTAATTTTAATGTTATATCGGAAGATAAGTATTAAAACAATATTTTGGTTTATAATTATTAATACACTAATAAAAGTGTTGCCGTTGTATTATTTAAAAAATGAAGAATACAAAATGAAGCATGTGTATTTTATGTTTGGATTATTTATGGTGTATATAATTTGGCTGTATATAAATAAACAAAGTTTAATTGCCAATATAAAGAAAACACATTTATCATTATTATATGGTAAAAATGATACACCATTTATGAATTTATTAAGCAAAATAGAGAATAATTTAAAATAAAAATTGTAATAAAGTAAAATAAAGTAAAATAAAATAAATTACTTTATTAGATGTGTGGTATTTTTGGAATAGTTCTTGGAAAAGGTGAAGATATTTATAAAATAATTATAGATGGATTAATACAATTACAAAATAGAGGGTATGACTCGTGTGGTGTATCCGTGATAAATAATGATATGTTTGAAGTGAATAAATGTGCGTCAACAAATGAAGTAAATGCTATCGATAAATTGGTTCAATTATTAAATAACAAAACAGCTACAAATTTATGTATAGGAATAGGTCATAATAGATGGGCTACACATGGTATGAAAACTGATATAAATGCGCATCCTCATTTATCTAATGACAAAAAATTTATTATAGTCCATAATGGTATTATAGAAAATTACAATACGATAAAAAGTATGCTTATAGAAAAGGGGTTTACGTTTTTTTCTCAAACAGATACAGAAGTGATTGTAAATTTAATACAATATAATTATTCTTTATTGAATAATACATTTGAGGCAATTAATAAAAGTATTAATGAATTGAGTGGGACATATGGTCTCATAATTCAAAGCTTATATGAACCAAATAAATTGTTTTGTGTAAGGAATGGTTCGCCATTATTAATAGGTCAAAATGAAGATAGAGTGGTAATCACATCAGAACAAAGTGGATTTTGTAATATGGTTAAGAACTATATTACTTTAAATAAAGATGATATATGTGTAATTGAAAAAATGGATGAAAATATTATTGTTAAAACAAATAATGTATATTTAAAGAAAAACGTATCAGAATTTAATTCAGATTTGTCACCGCATCCGTATATTCATTGGACGTTAAAAGAGATTAATGAGCAGCCGAATGTGGTAATGAATTCAATAAATAAAGGAGGTAGAATTAAAAGTCAATCAGAGGTAAAACTTGGTGGTCTTGAACAATATAAAAATAATTTAAAAAACATAAATAATGTAATAATTTTGGGTTGTGGAACATCATATTTTGCTGGATTATATGGTATGTATTTTTTTAAACAGATATGTAATTTTAATACAGTGCAAGTATTTGACGGAGCTGAATTTTATGATTATGATATTCCAAAAATAGGAGAAACCGCATTTATATTAATTTCTCAATCCGGTGAAACAAAAGATTTGCATCGTTGTATTGAAATAGCAAAAAATAATAACATAACTACAATTGGAATAATAAATGTGGTTGATTCTTTGATAGCGAGAGAAGTAGATTGTGGAATATATTGTAATGCAGGAAAAGAAGTAGGTGTTGCTTCAACCAAGTCATTTACGAGCCAAGTAGTTTGTTTATCTATGACGGCAATATGGTTTGCTCAAATAAACGATATTAATATAAAAAAACGAGAGCGTATGATATGTGATCTACATAATTTATCAAACGACATAAAAACTATATTAGATTGTTGTAGTGAACAAATAAAAGATATTGTTAAAAAAATAAAATCGGATAATTTATTTTTACTTGGAAAAGGAACTGATGAATATATAGCTAAAGAAGGGTCATTAAAAATAAAAGAGATATCTTATATACATTCGGAAGGATATTCATCAAGTTCATTGAAGCATGGTCCATTTGCTTTGTTGGATGAAAATTTTCCTGTTATAATTTTAAATCTGGACCAAAGTCATAAGGCAAAAACCATAAATTGTTATCAAGAGGTTGCATCACGTAAGTCACCTATAATTTTAATAACTAATGATAAAACAATAGCAAAACATATAATATGTGAAACAATATATGTTCCTGAAAATAAAACATACACATCCCTTTTAGGAATTATTCCTATACAGTTGATGGCATATTATTTATCTATTGGTAAAGGTATTAATCCTGATAAACCCAAAAATTTGGCAAAAGTTGTAACTGTCGAATAAAATATTTTATTTATAATATATATAATATGGACCCTTTAACAATAACAATAGCAACTGGACTTGGAGTAGTTGGACTTGCTGCTTGGTGGACAAATAGAAAATCAAGTTCTGATTCGTCATCAAGTTATACTCCACCATCAAGTTCTACTTCTTCAAGTTCTACTCCATCATCATCAAGTTCTGCCTCATCATCAAGTTCTACTCCGTCATCATCAAGTGATCAATCAAGTTCTACTTCATCATCAAGTGATCAATCAAGTTCTACTTCATCATCAAGTTCTGATCCATCTTTAAGTAGCACAGGAGCAACAAGTTCTACATTAGTAACAAATCCTGTAGGTGGCAAAAAATCTCGAAGAAAAAAGAGTAAGAGAAATATAAAAAAAAAACGTGCAAGAAAAACAAAAAAAAGTAAAAAATATTAGATAAATTGTAATTTATATTATTTATCTATTATCCAATGTAATACAAGAAGCAACTTGTTTCAAATTAAATAATTTATATTCATTAATATATATATAATAATGGATATAAAAAGAATATTACTTTGTGCGTTTTTATTTTATATTTGCTATTTAATTGTTACTTATTTAGATAATAAAACAGAAGGGTTTGGTCGCGGTGGAGGAGGAGGAGGAAGAGGCGGAGGAAGAGGAGGTGGTATAGGAAGAGGAGGAGGTGTAGGAAGAGGAGGTCATTATGGAGGAAGAGGAGGTTATTATGGAGGAAGAGGAAGATATTATGGTGGGTATTATGGAGGAGGTCCTTCATACCCTATAGTAATAAATGATGATTATTATCCAAGTTACTTGTATCCGAGCTATTGGTATAGATATATTCCTTTTATTGGCTATTATTAAACCATTACGCGATTTTGTATAACCACCTTGTAAATTTGATATAGTATTATATATCTAAAGAAACGGTATTACTTGATGATTTGGGTCTTCTACGACTTTTTTTAGGCATGTTTCCGTCACCTTGTAATTCTTTAAGATCGCTGATACTAATAGTGCTACTGTCATTATTGGCATTTTGTGCTGGATTAGGTTGTTGAATATTTATAGTTTTAGTTTTTAGTCCAGAAAGAATATCGGACAGATCTCCAGGTCCTTTCATTTCGGGTCTTGATTGTTTTTTACTGTCGGTGTTTCCATAATTTTCTCTCAAACTAATTCCTTCATCTGTGAAATTGCTGCGGCTCATATTTAAGTCAGGACGATTGGCGTAGTTATTATTTCCAGGTCTGTTTTGAGGAGGGGGAACAGAATGAGGTCCTTGCGTTGCTAACGGAGGCGGAGGTCCCATACCATTTGAAACAGATGGTTCTGGGTTCATCATATTAGTCATAAATCCAGAGAAACCAGGACTGCTATTGGACATAGAATTTACAGCCGCGTTTTGGAATGAACGCATTAGATCAGGGTTTTGTCTCAAAATATCGTCCATACCTGGCATGGAGCTCTTAAACATAGTGTTTGTCATATGAACCATCATAGCACTGCCGCCAAGTTGAAACAAGAGCTTGATTTCGGGTGCCATCGACGCCTTGCTCTTATATTTCTCATAAAGTTCACCAAAAATGTCATCATAATCGGTAACATTTTCATTTACTTGTTCAGACCATCCGTCCAATTTAATATCAAAAGGATCAAAACGTCCATTCAAAAACTCGATGCCATTAATGACTGCCATAAGCATATTGCCTTGAAATTTAATAGAGTTAAGTTTAGTTTTCTCCTCCATAATGGTTTCATATTCTCCCAACATTTCTTGTAAAGAGGATTCCATTGTGTATTTTTTGGATAATTCAACGCCTTTTTTTTCAAGAGCTTCTAACTTTCTTAATACTTTGAATTTCTCTCTTAACATTTCTTCTTTAGATAATTGTGGTTGAGAAGGCATTTGCTTATCAGGATTTAACGGAACATTATTAAATTTGCCATAGCCATCCCATGATTTGGTGTCACCGCCAATATCAGATGTGGATTTGCCGATGGAGGAACTATCGCTAAATTTAACAGACGGTTTTTCTTGAAACATAGAACTTGGAGCAGAAAACATATCGGACTGAGGTTTAAAACCATTATCAGGAACATCATCAACAAGATTATTTAATTCATTTTCTAAATTATTTAAATCCTCTAAATCAATATCACTTGTAGCTTTTGTTTCCTTAATTTTGTCATTCATTAAAAGTTCAAGTCCGCCGCCAAAATTTGTTTTTTTTTGGTTCCAATCATTATTACTAAAATTGTCGTCATTAAAATCCATTTCGGATATTTCAATTATTTCAGCCATTATTATTCATTAAATAGAACATATAATTTTAAGTCATACGAATTAATATATATATTTTTAAAATAGAATTAAAATAATAAATTTACCACTAAAATAATTTACTAAAATTATTTACTAAATTTATTATTTATAAACCAAAGACCTTGTAAAAAGGAGTCGGCAAGATCATCTTTTTTTTTGTGTGCATTAAAGTGTTCTATTTTATCATTAAATTGATAATCTGTTGAAATTATTTCTAAACATTTTGTTATTCCTAATTTTTTCCTATCATTATATTTGCTTTTATCATTTGTGCTTTTATCATTTGTGCTTTTATCATTTGCGCCTTTTGTTTTATCTTTTACGATAAAATCTTTTAGTTTATTTGATGCTGAAATAAATTCTATATTCTTGACATTTACAGGAGACATTACAAAATACTGAACTAACATTCCTTGAATAGTTTTCATTCTTGTAGCTATGGGACTAATTTGATTTTCGATGATTACATGATCAATACAATTTTCTTCAGAAAATAATTTGTCAAAATGTGTTTTAATATTCATTCCTATATTATATAAATCAACATCGGATGCTTTTTTGGTTTCAATTTCTTGAAAATAATGCTGGTATATATGATCATTTATCATTTTTAACAAATCAACCTTTTTTATTTTTTGATCATACTTAACATTATAGGTATCGGCTATTTCATAAAGTTTTTGGATTTTTTGTTTATTAATAAAAGATGATTTTAATTCTGAAGTTGGTATTTGATAATTTTGTTTCTTAGAGTGTTTCAAACAAAAACATAAGTCATTCTTTTTGAATTTTGCCGGTTTATTACACAAACCATTATCCATAAAATTACATTTTTTGGTTTCTTGCTCTGAAATATTAGCTATATCCCATTTAGTAATTTTGAAATTGTCCGAATTTTCTGGTTTCTCAAAAAGACAAAACGCTAAATTTTTTATACCAACATCTAAACTAAGTATTTTCATTATATTATACAAATAATTTGTCTTTACATTAATAAATTTAATTATTTAATTTTATTTTTTACCTTTTGTCTTATTTCTTTTTGTTTTTCTTTTTTTATTTTGTTTCCTTTTTGCCTTTTTAGTTTTTCTTTTTCCTCCAATAATCTTACAATTTGACGCACTTGGTGTAAAAAATCTAAAAACCCCTGTTTTTTCCCAAATACCATCGGTAATTTTAAACGTATGT